TTAAGAAAGAGGAAAATAAACTTAAGAGAATTTTTAAAAATCTGGACGAAAATAAAAAAAGAACAGTTGAAGGTCTGATAAGGCGCGCTGCTTTTATGCGTGCCAGCCTTGAAGAATTCGAAGAAGACCTTGACGCGAATGGATTCGTTGAAAGATTCTCCCAGGGGGATAAGCAGGAACCGTATGATCGTAAGCGCCCGGTGGCGGACCTGTATAACACAATGAATACCTCATACCAAAAAATCATAAAGCAGCTTACCGATCTTCTGCCAGAGGGGAAAGAAGATGTTGATGAACTGCTTGAATTCGTGGGCGGTGGTAAACGTTGACGGAATTTGAATCATATTTTACTCAAATTGCAGATGGAAAAATAACTGCTTGCGATAAAATGAAAAGAATATCGGATCGATTACTTGAACAGTATTTAAATCCGGGCGAGTTCCATTTTGATTATGATATCGCAAGTAGGCACACGATATTTATTGAGAAGTTCTGTAAATTGCCGACCGGAAAACTTGGAACGCCTTTAAAACTTGAATTGTTTCAGAAAGCCAGATTGCAAGCCATATTTGGTTTTGTTGATGATAACGATATCAGGCAATATAATGAGGTCTTAATTATCGAAGGCCGTAAGAACGGTAAAACCACCGAGACTGCCGCAATAGAATTAGATATGCTTGTTAATGATAAGGAGGGGGCACCGCAGATTTACAATGTAGCAACAATGTTAGATCAAGCCAAACTTGGATTCAATGCAGCAGACAAAATGCGTAGGCAGTCGGTACTGCTAAAAAAGCATATCAGGAAGAGAGCAGCAGACCTATATTGTGAAATAAATATGGGGTTTATTAAGGCGTTGGCGAGTAATGCGAATAGCCTTGATGGCCTTGACACTCATTGTGGTGTAATCGATGAATTAGCAGCTATTAAAAACAGAGATATCTATGATTTAGTAAAGCAGTCAATGGGAGCGAGACAACAACCGCTTCTTTTTTGTATTACAACGAATGGATTTGTACGAGAAGGAATTTTTGATAGCCAATATAAATATGCGAGCGGTATTATTAACGGCAAAGCAGACAATAAAAGATTCTTACCTTTCATTTATGAATTGGATCATATTAGTGAATGGGATAAAGAAGAATGTTGGATAAAAGCGAATCCAGGCCTTGGCACGATAAAGAGCTTCGACTATTTACGTCAGATGGTTCAAAAGGCTAAAGATGATGAGACATTTAAGCCTACTGTCATGGTAAAAGATTTCAACATGATTCAGACTTCGGAAGCTGCATGGTTAAAGTGGGAAGAACTTGAGAACTTAGAAACCTATGATTGCAAATTCCGATATGCTATAGGCGGAATGGATGCAGCTGATTCCGTTGACCTTAACGCGGCGAAAGCACTTTGTATGAGGCGTGGAGACAACAGAATATATATAAAACAAATGTACTGGATACCTCAGGCTGTACTGGATAAACAAGAGTTAGAGGGAGATAGAAAAGGGCGTGACAACGTACCATACCAATATTGGAAAGATAAGGGGTGTTTAAGAACAACAGAAGGAAATAAAGTTAATAAAAGAGTAATGCTTGATTGGTTTTGCGAACTCAGAGACAAAGACGATTTATTCATTCTGTATATCGGATACGATCCTTGGCATATTGACGATTCCCTTTTACAGGAATTTAAAAATGAGTTTGGAGAGAAATCAATGATACCAGTCAGGCAAGGTGTGTTCACGTTGAGTCAGCCCATGAAAGACTTGAAAGCAGATTTACAGGCTAAAAACATTGTTTATAATGATAATCCTGTTGACAAGTGGTGCCTGTATAACACTATTGTTAAAACTGATATAAATGGAAATATTCAACCAGTTAAGGGGAACGATTCACGTAATCGTATTGATGGAGCATTGGCACTCATTGATGGTTACAAGGTATTGCAGGATAAAATGATGGAATATCAAAGTCTGATATAGGAAGGAGGTTAAACTTGGGAATCGGAGCAAAAATCAAAATGGTCCTTAATAACGTTGCAATGCAATCAGCATTTAAAATGATTACAGAACAGGGGAACGGATTTTATGCATGGAATGGTCAGTTGTTTCAGTCTGATATTATCCGTTCTTGCATAAGGCCATATGCTAAATCAATAGGAAAACTTAAAGCAAAGCATATACGAAATTTTAATGGATCGATAACTACTAATCCAGATGCGTATATGCGTTTTTTATTGGAAGAACCAAACCCTTTAATGTCAGGGCAAGTAATGCAAGAAAAAGTGGCAACACAATTAGCCTTAAACAATAATGCATTTATCTTAATTGTAAGAGACGAAAATGGATTACCACAGCAGTTGTACCCAATACCGGCAGCCGGGGTAGAAGCTAAATATTATGGCACCGATTTACATTTGAAATTTTATTTCTTAAACGGAAACACATTAACATTCCCATACACTGAAATAATTCATTTGCGGAACGATTTTAATGATAACGATATCTTTGGAGAATCACCAGAGAAATCTTTAAAACAGGTCATGGACGTTTTATCGACTACGGACCAGGGAATCATCAACGCAATCAAAAACAGCGGGGCGATCCGGTGGCTGTTGAAATACAGCACTCCTATGCGCCCGGAGGACTTGAAAGAAAATGTACAGCTGTTTGTTGATAATTATTTGAGCGTTTCAAGTAAAACATTCGGCGCGGCAGGTGCTGATGCAAAGGCCGATGTGGTTAGGATTGAGCCTAAGGATTATGTCCCTAATGCAATGCAAATGAGTAACACCATAGACAGGCTGTATGCATTTTTTAACACCAATGAAAAGATAGTGCATTCCACTTATTCGGAAAATGAATGGAATAGCTATTTCGAAAGTGTAATTGAGCCTATTGCGTTACAGCTTTCGAACGAATACACCAGAAAGCTATTTAATCGCCGCGAGCGTGGATTTGGAAACAGTATTTACTTTGATGCTTATAACCTGCAATGTGCAAGCCTTTCCACTAAGTTAGCATTGCAAGCCATGGTGGACCGCGGAGCGCTTACTCCAAATGAATGGCGTGAAACATTTAATCTTAGCCCGGTAGCTGATGGTGACAAGCCATTGCGTAGGCTGGACACACAAACAGTAGATAAGGTCACAAACCTTTTATCTAATATGCAACTTGATAACATAGCAGAGACAAAGGCGGCAATCTACGCCTTACTGAAAGGTGGTGAGAAGAGTGCCGAAAAAGATTGATGTGAAAGGTGAAATCGTAGGTAATAGCGATGCCTGGATTTATGAGTGGCTTGAAATTGAACATACCTCGCCGCAGGGGATTTCAAAACAGCTTGCAGAAGCAAACGGCGAAGAAATCGAAGTTGAGATCAATAGCCCGGGTGGAAACATATTTGCCGGATCAGAAATATACACAGCCTTGCGATCCTATAAAGGAAACATAAAAATTCGTATTGTCGGGCTTGCCGGGTCAGCGGCGTCAGTAATTGCAGAGGCAGGAGAATCAGAAATAAGCCCCACGGCTATGTACATGATACATAAGGTATCAAGCTATGCAAGCGGAAATCATAAGACCATGGAATATCAAGCAGAAGTACTCAAAACGGCTGATGAAGGTATAGTAAACGCATACATTGATAAAACCGGAATGTCGAAAGAAGAATTGCTATCCATGATGGATAAAGAAACATGGCTAAATGCGCAGCAGGCAGTTGAGTATGGATTTATTGATAGGGTAATGTTCCAGGACAGTCGCATACCACTTACAAACTCTATCGGCGGAATCCCGCCAGAAACAATTGAAAAATTAAGGAATCTCATTAAGAGTCCGGGCAATAATGCCACGGATTTTTTTAATGCAGATAATTTAGAAAAGCAAAAAGCAGAAGCCAGATTACGGTTGCTTAATTTGAAAGGAGATTTTTAATGAGAAGAGAAGAATACGTAGCAAAAAGAGAAGCAATGAAAAACGAAGCGCAGGAGCTTATTAATGTCGGAAAGGTAGATGATGCCAACGCGAAAATCGATGCAATTAGCAAACTTGATGAACAGTTTTCAAACGAAGCAAAAGCGGAAGCAAACCTTAAAGCCCTGGGAGAAATTCCACAGATCGTAAATCTTTCTGGTGCTGGAACAATACCGTCTGTCACTCCTACTGCCGAAGCCGATCCGGAAGATATTTATGATTCTGTAGAATACAGAAAGGCATTTATGAATTATGTAGTCGGTGGAAAGGCTATCCCGGATAAGTTCAGAAATGCATCTACCACAACCAAGACATCGGACGTGGGAGCCGTAATTTCTCCTACTGTTATCAACCGGATCGTTGAAAAAATGGAATCAATTGGCATGATCCTTCCGCTTGTTACAAGAACTACTTTCGCAGCTGGGGCAACGGTCCCGACATCAGCCGTAAAGCCTGTAGCAACATGGGTAGCTGAGGGTGCCACCTCTGATAAACAGAAAAAGACAACCGGACAGATTGATATTAAAGGTTATAAACTGAGATGTGCAATTTCAATGACGCTTGAAACCTCTGTAATGTCTCTGCAGGTATTTGAAACAACGTTTGTAATCAATGTATCAGAGGCAATGGTAAAGGCCCAGGAAATTGCTTTTATCTCTGGTACCGGAACAGGTCAGCCGAAAGGTGTATTAACCGAAACTGTTGAGGCAGGTCAGAACATCGAAATTGCAGCGGCAAACGATCCTACATACCAGACGCTTGTTGATGCAGAAGCCGCGCTTCCCCTGGCATATGAAAATGGTGCCGTTTGGAACATGACAAAGAAAACCTTTATGAAGTTTATCGGAATGGTTGATACAAACAAGCAGCCAATCGCCAGGGTAAACTACGGAATCAATGGTCAGCCTGAAAGATCATTGCTTGGTAGACGGGTTGTGTTGAATGACTACATGACCAGCCTCGGCGCCACCATTACCTCTGACACTGTTGTCGCATTCCTCTTTGACTGGTCGGATTATATGTTTAATACAAACTACAATATGACAATCAAATCCTATGAGGATAACGACACAGAAGATCAGGTAACAAAGGCAGTTATGATCTGTGATGGTAAAGTGATTGATAAAAACTCCCTGGTGACTATCACTAAGAAATTTGCTTAGTAAAGAGGTGTTATATGCTGACCATAACTGTATCAAAAGAAGAAATGCGCAGTATGGTTAGAATCAGCCACACGAAACTGGATGATGAATTAGAAATGCTGAAAGAAGCATATCTTACGGATTTGAGTATGAGCGGAGTTAATACCATACCAACCGAGGATATGCTTTCTTTGGCTGCTCTAAGACTATATCTAAGGTGGCAGATGAACTATAACGGCGAAGCTGACAGGTACAGGCAATCCTATGAAGCGGCCAAGATAGCCATGTCACTTGCCAGCGAATACAAAGGAGAGGAGGTAACACCATGAGGAATGAAGTTTGTATACTGGTTACGCTCACCGCTGATGGAAGCGAAGTTGATCCGGCTGAAAAAGAAGTGTTTTGTAATAAGGCATCTTGCACCAGAAGTGAATTTTATCAGGCTTATGCCGTAGGGTTATCTCCTAAACTCTCTTTAGAGATTGATCCTGATGATTTTGAAAATGCGTCAATTCTTAAAGATGAAGAACTGGTTAATCCGCAGCAGGTAGTATACAAGGGAGCCAGATACAACATTTTGAGAACGTTCCAAAAAGATGAATCAACATTATCGATGACGGTGGGGTGAGTATATGAGAGTTGCAATTGATTACATGGAAGAGATCTCTTATATTGACCAGATGCTTAAAGATTTACCAAAGGAAATGCAAGCACAAGAACGAAAAGTATTAAGCAAGACTGGGTCAGCGATTAAAAAGAATGTTATCAGATATCTGCATAGGTCAGGTATTGAATCAAGGCTTGATATTGAACCAAAGAATTACGATGGATCACGGCCTTATGTGCACGTAAAAGATGATGTTAGCTTCACTGTAAAGAAAAATAAGCAAGGAAGCCTATATGTCAGCGTAAGAGGCGGAAAGTACACCGGATACAAATGGCAGCAACTCAATGATGGGCATATAGCCAGAGATGGAAGAACATTTGTACCAGGATTAAAATTCATTGAACGCGCTGTGCAAGCTTCCGAAAGTGATATTGAATCTGCTCTTCATGAAATGATGAAAAAGGTGGTGCAATAATGGATATTAAGCAAATCATTGAAACCACTTTGCATATCCCTGTGCAAGAACTTTCAGACCCCGTTATTAAAACCGGTTATGCCACATGGTATAAGCCATATGAGGACCCGGAGCTTTCGGGGAGTGGAGAGGTAACGGAAGAATCAGAAACCTTTGAAATTGATATATGGGGTAAGAACAGACAGGACGTAAACATTCAAACGGGTATTATGAAAAAAGCCCTTATCAATATAAAGTATAACACCTTTCCAAGAGTCACAATTTCTTACGATACAAACGGGAAAATGTGGAGAGGTAATCTTAATTTTAAGCATATAAAGGAGGATACAGATGCCGTCTAAAAAGTCAAATCGGATTAATATCGCTAGGCCAGTGTATTCCTTGATATTAACAGATACCGCCGAAGGTACTACATATGGACCTGTTAAGACATTCGGAAAGGCTATGCAGGTGCAGCTTACACCACAGGTAGCTACCGCTGTTTTGTATGGTGATGGCAGTAAAGAGGAAGATATCGGGAAGATGAAAGGTATCGCTGCTGCGGTAGACGTTAATAAACTCTACGCAGAAACAAGAGCCGAAATCATGGGGAATACTATGGTTGACGGTGTGGTAATAGAAAAAGATGGAGATGAACCGCCATATATCGCTCTTGGATTTGAGGTTGAGCAGACCGGAAATACAAAAGAACAGGTATGGCTTCTAAAGGGCAGAGCACAGCCGGCTAACCAGACTATCCAACAGTCTACAGACAACATGAACTTCTCAACGGATTCTGTAACAATCAATTTCATTCCAAGGGAATCAGATAAGCAGATACGTTTCTATGCGGATACTGCAAATTCTGAATACACGGTGGCACAGGCTACGGCTTTCTTTACGGCAGGTCCCGTAAAATATCCAGCAAAAACACCTTAAATAATGTCACGATAAGCGAAGCCCTTGAAACCAATAGAAGAATCAAGGGCTTTATCAAAATGGAGGGGTAAAATGAAAAAAATAGCTGTTAGGCCAGCGAATGAAGTTGAGATAACCTTCAATGACAGGACGATGCTGGCAACATTTAATGTTAAGGCAATGCGTTATATGATGGAAGCGCTTGCCGAAAAAAACAAGACCGTATCAGATATTCCGATTGAAGAATTTGGAGCGATTGTCATATATTCCGGAATCAAAGCCAACGATCCAGAATTTACGTTGGAGGAAGCAAACGCATTAGCATTGTCAATTAATCCGGCAGACCTCGAAGGGATCATTCATGATTACACTGAATCAGCCGGGATCATGGATCAGGAAACAGAGGAAGCCGTATCAAAAAAAATAATGGCTCAGATATTGATGGGGCTGGCAAAATCAAAATCGAGAGATTGCTAATTGATTTTGACATGTTTTTTTACATCTATTGTGTAAAGATGCAAATGTCTGAGCATGAATTTTGGTTAAGCAGCCCATCGAAAGTCATAAAGATGATTGATATTTACCAAGATGAATTAAATGCTGGAACAGTCGAAAATTACGAATCAAAATACTTTTCAAGTCAACGAGTCATGACATCTATGAAAGAAATGGAGGGGTTTGGAAGTGAGCAGTGCCTATAAACGTACCATTGTGTTGGGCCTTGATTATGCTGAGTTTAGCGGAGGAATTACGGAATGTAACAGAAAAATGGGGCTGCTTGATGCTGAATTTAAGCTTGCAAAAGAACAGGCAAAGAACTACGGCACAGAAACAGACCAGCTCACTGTAAAACAAGAAGCTCTATCGCAAATGATCGATCTCCAGACGAAAATCGTTGATGAACATAGGAAAGCATATGACAAAGCAATGTCAAGCGGGACAGCTACGGAAAAGCAGATTGATTCATTGGATAAGCAACTGTTGACCGCTCGTACAACATTGGTAAAACTTAATGGTGAATATGATAATGCAAGCAAGGAGCTTGAAGAATATAAAAACAAAAATGAAGAAGCTGGTAAAGAAGTAGAAAATTCAGAAGAAAAGCAGAGATCATTTGGAGACACAATCAGGAGCATAAGCAGTACTTTGGGCCTTGAGGCTTCTCCTGCAATAGAAGCGTTCGCATCAAAATTTGATGGCCTAAATGAAAATGTCGGAATTGCAATGGTTACAATGGGGGCTATGGCTACAAAACTATTCGATGCATCAAAATCTGCATCTGAATATGCCGATAATGTCATGGCAATGTCAAGCGTTACTGGTCTGTCTACTGAAACATTACAAAAAATGGATTATGCAGCTGAATTGGTAGACGTATCAACTGAGCAAGTCAGTTCATCTATGACAAAGATGATAAAAAGCATGGCAGGAGCAAGAGATGGTAATGAAGATCTTCAAAAGACTTTTGCCAGACTAGGTGTGAGGTATAAAGAGGGTAATAAAGAACTAAGAAATGCAGAAGATACTTTCTATGATCTGATTGACGCACTTGGAAAGATTGAAAATGAGACTGAGCGTGATGCAAAGTCTATGGAGCTTTTTGGGCGCTCTGCTAAAGAATTAAATCCATTGATTGATGTCGGAAGTAAAAAGCTTAGAGAGCTTGGAGAAGAGGGGAAAAACCTTGGATATGTCATGGATGATGTGGCGCTCGACAAATTAGGGGCGCTTGATGATTCAATACAGCGATTGAATAAATCGAGCGAAGGATTGCAGAATTCGTTTGGTTTGGCTCTCGCTCCGATTATGACAGCTTTTTTTGACACGCTGGCAAAGGTTCCGATACCTGTATTACAATCTCTTATTACTCTTGGTGGGACGGTTGCTAGTATAATGTTGGTTGTAAAAGCAATCAAAGAGGTTACAAGCTCCGGTAAGGGAATGATTGACTTCTTTAAAAATTTTGATATCCAGGCAGCAAAAACGACTGGTATTGTTATTGGTGTTGTGGCTGCTTTAATTGCTTTAGTTGCCATGATTGCTGTTTTAGCTGGTCAAGGAGATCAAGTGTCAAGGACCATGGACAGCGTGGGAAATAATATAGGGAAAATCAACAAGGGGATTCAGAGCACGCAATATTACGCCACAGGTACTGATTATGCACCGGGAGGAAAAGCCTGGGTAGGTGAGAATGGGCCGGAACTCTTAGAACTTCCAAGAGGCTCACGGGTTATATCTGCAGAAGAATCAAGACGATCATCAGGTGGGGATACATATATTTTGTATGCCACAATACCTGCGAAAGATCTCAAAGAATTGAACGATGTAGTAAATTTCATGCAACAGAGCAAACCGGCCGTCAGAGCAGGAAGGAGTAGACTATAAATGGCAACTCAAACAGTGCAATGCAAAGCTGATACTTATGTATCCTTTGCGTCACCAAGCGGTAATTTTAGCAGTCTGAACAGTATGCTTGTACATAGGATACTTACATCTTCATCTGCAATGATGGCCTTTCTTCAATTTGATATTCCGCTGCTGGTGAATAAACAGATCACAAAAGTGGAATTAAAAATACATTGTACTCAGAAAGGCAGAAGAAGCACGATAGTAGCAGCTCAATATGCTATACCAGTAAGCGTTAATACTTTGACTGGTAATATTGTTCAGTCGCAGTATATAGACAGTGATATGGCTTATTCTCCAACGGAAATCACATCACCTGCCTATGTGTCAGATGCCAACGAATGGATAATATGGGACATTACAAGCATAGTAACAAATGCGTTAGGTACAAACAATGCCGTTATAGGGCTGCAAGACTTGACTGGCACACAATCCGATGATACAGAAATATGGAAGTTTTCCTCCAGAGAGTCCACCAATATACCATATATTGAGATTACTTATAACGATGCTGTCCCTGACCTCCCAACAATATTATATCCAAATGGCGATGTAATTGAGAAAGGGAATGCGTTGACATTTCAATGGAAGCACAATTCACTGTACGATACCGGACAAACAAAGTATGATTTCGGGTGGAGACAGCAAGGGAATGCTTCATGGACAGATGCTTTAGGCGTAGTTTCTACGGTACAAAGCCGTACTCTGGATACTAGCTCTATGCCTACCGGAATCATTGAGTGGAGAGTAAGGACATACAACGCAAATAATGCGGTATCTGAATACGCTTACGGGGCTTTCGAACTCACTGGACGGCCTACGGCTCCTATCATTGACTCCATGAAAAATGATGCAATTACTGAGATTAAATGGAGAAGTAATGAAGCAGAAACAGCGATATATCGGCTATGGATTTACCAGGGTGCAACACTTATACATGATAGCGGAGAAAGGCCAGGAGGTTTAACAAGCTCTTATATTCCCAATATGATGTTTTCTGATGGCACCTATACCGTTAAAATGCGCATCGGTAGCGTATATGGTGTATGGTCAGATGAGGCAGCAAGAGTATTTACCATTTCAACTCCACAGATGGCAAAGCCTGGATTCTCTCTTTCTTCTGCAAAAACTGGTATACGAATTACGGCGGAGACAATTAATAACTATCTTAGATATGTCCGCTATTCACCCAACGCTAACGGCTCCAATATGACAGAAACAAGGCAGCCGAACAGCCAGTATGTAGGTGTTGGGTATATGCCGAAGGAAGTGTATGAGTATGAAAACCTATTACTGAATACCGAATATAAAATAATCGGTTCAAGTGGAACGCCAAATTATTTTAGCATTCCTGCTGAATTAACCCGGGAAATTACAAACAATGAACTATCATTAACACAAACAGCAGAAGCAACAACAAGAAGACAGTGTATACAAACTATTTCAAGGAATAGCTCGGGTATAAATATAGCTTCATCCGCTGAAATTTTTATTCCATCTTCGACTAATCTTTATACTCAGTCCAGCTATTATGTTAGGTGTACTGATTCAAAAGGAAGTTTTACTGACATTGCACAAGTTATGTTAAACACTATAGAGAGGGACAAGTGGGTACTAGTAAAGTCGAGTGGGGTAACCAGATTAGGGAGTGAAAAGTTAGGCGCAAGCTTAGCATTTGATATGAAGGTACTTGGGACAATAAAAATTAGAAAACAGAAATTAGAGTTGGGTACAGTTTCAACGGAATATGCCCCGGCCCCTTCCGATTGGCTCTCTGACCCAGCTAATTATGAGTGGATACCAATACAATCCTATGATAATGTAAACGCTGCCGAAAGAATAGTATATCGTTCAGAGAATGGTGTTAATTTCGAGCCAATAGCAAGATTTACAGGAGAATCATACATTGACTATGCCGTGAAGTCTGGAACCATGTACGAATATTTCATCAGGGCGCATAATATGGGGTTTTCCGATAGTGACAAGCTAACCATGAAAGCAAATTATAAAGGTGTGATTATATCAAATGTAAATACGCCTAATGATTATATCCAGGCTTACCAATCTGATAGCGACTGGTATAATGTTTTTAAAACCACACCGATTAATGAAGCCGAACTTATTACCTATGAAGGAAGGGAGTATCCGGTAAAAGAGGCAGGAATTCACCGGGGATATAAAATCAATACATCGTTTTACCTTAATAACAGAGATACGAAGCGCCTAAGAGACATGCATAAAGCAAATGGAATATATCTTTTCCGCAGTGCCGAAGAGTGCTTTTGTTGCGAGATCGAAATAAACGATGAGAATACATTTCTTAACAAAGGTAAAAAGGTAGAGGTAACGCTTACGAGGCTTGACTATGATATGGGGGTGAGATTCGATGTATAACCTTGCACAAGGCGGATATTCGCACGAGGAAGTGTTGAGAATGCTTGAATCTGACCGTACTATCAACTTTAGATATGAACTGCTCGACAAGAATGAGATTAAGCTAAAAGACCTGGAAAACGTAAGCGGAAACATAAGATTTGACAGTTCTCAGGAAATCATGGGTACAGCTGCACTTACAATAAGAGAAGTAGGGGACGTAGACCTTAAGACCGTTGATCTTAGGATACGTCCTTTTTTCAGGCTCAAGACTCCCTCTGGTTGGCTTGAATACCCTATTGGTACTTACATAATGAGCAGCCCGGAAAGATCGAAACAGGGTAGTGGAGTGACGCAGCAGGTCGATTGCTATGATTATTCCACAATCTTAAAAGAAGATAAAATAACAACCAGAATGTTTGTGACAGCCGGCACTAACTATGTCACACAGGTGCGGAGCATTATAAATGCAGCAGGTATAAGAAAGACGAATATAGAAACGTCAACACTGCTCTCAAGCAAGGGCCTTGAATTTGAAATAGGCACCAGCAAGCTTGATATAATAAACGATCTTCTCACAGCTATCAATTATGAGCCTTTACATTTTGACAACAGAGGTTATGCGGTAAGCAGAAGATATGTTGAACCCCTTAACCGCCGTACCGATCAATCCTATGTGACGAATGATAGAAGCATTATAAAAAGCGGAGCTAAGCAAAGTGTTGACATTTATAATGTGCCTAATATATTTGTACGGTATACCGATGATCCGGACGGGGCTGAACTTAGGAGCGAATATATAAACGATAGCCCTGGAAGCGTCATATCGACCGTAAGCCGTGGTCGTAATGTTGTTGACATTGAAAGCGTAGATGATATAGCGGATCAGTCAACGCTTAATGATCTGGTCCGCCGGGTTGCGATTGAAAAGAGCCAGACTTATGATGCAGTTATATTACCTACGGCCTTAATGCCGCATCACTCATACCGTGACTGTATCTTTGTAGGTGAATACAATCTTGGCGTGGGAAACAAATATATTGAGTATGCATGGGAAATGGACCTAAACGTCGGTGGCACCATGACGCACACATTAAAGAGGGTGGTGAAGCTATAATGTGGGATAACCCAGGGCAGCAGATTGACGAGCTGCAAATACTGTTTTCTGGAGATAAAACTTATCGAATGGCAGTAGTTGATAATATTACAGGCGGCAGGCCATACATCAGGTTTTACGGAGAAAATATGGCAAGCCAGAAGCCCTATAAATATCTTCAATCATATACTCCGGTAGCAGGTGACAAGGTGCTTGTTGCTCGTGTGGCAAAGACTTATGTAATACTCGGAAAGGTGGTTTAAAATGAATTACGACGTAATACTAAATGCGAACGATAGTGCCAC